TTGCATTAGCATTCAGTTTGACTGAGGAAGCAGTCGAAGACAACTTGTACGATACTTTATCGGCTCGTTACACAAAATCTTTGGCACGTTCAATGGCATACACAAAGCAACAAAAAGCTGCGAACATTTTAAATAATGCATTCGCAACTGCTGTTGGCGATGGTGTTTCATTAGTAAACACAGCACACCCAACTGCTTTAGGTGGCACATTCTCAAACAGAAGTGCAACTGATGCTGACTTGAACGAAACCTCATTAGAGCAAGCAATGATTGATATTGCAGGCTTTATCGACGAAAGAGGGCTAAAAGTTGCAATGCAGGGAAGAAAACTAATCATCCCAGTAAACATTCAATTTGTAGCTGATAGAATTTTAAATTCTACTCTAAGAGTTGGTACTGCTGACAATGACATTAATGCAATGAGAAACATGGGTATGCTACCTGATGGATACGTGGTTAACCACTACCTATCAGACACTGATGCATACTTCATTAAAACTGATGCTCCTAATGGATTCAAACACTTCGTAAGAGCTGCCCTTGCTACAGGCATGGAAGGTGATTTCGACACAGGAAACATGAGATACAAAGCAAGAGAGAGATACAGCTTTGGATTTTCAGATCCTAGATGTGTATACGGATCTCAAGGTTCATAAGAATTAACTAAATCTTTCTTAGGTGAAGAAGGCGCTTGTAAGAGCGCCTTTTTTATTTTACAATACTTATCCCAAGACTTAACAAGACAACTATAAGGAGGTTGACATGGGAACAACGACATTTTCAGGTCCTATTAAAGCAGGATCTATAAAAGATACGAGCGGCAATACAGTAGGTTCTGATGTTGCAAATACAGGTTTTGCATTAATGGCTCAATCAGCAGTGATAGACATTATTGGCGCTACCAACACAGCTACAGTAGGTACAATTCCTGCGAATTCACAGATTGTAGATGTAATTTTAAACGTTACAACTGTAGCTAATGATTCTGGAACTGCTACTGTTCAAGTTGGACATTCAGGTGATACTGATGAGTATTTACCAGCAACGAATGTTAAAGCTTTAGGTACAACTAGAGGCACAATCCAAACTGATGGTACTGACATTGGAACAACTGATCAACAAGTTACTGCAACTTATACAGCAGCTAATGCTGATGGTACAACAGGTGCTGCTACAGTTACTGTTCTTTACATTCAGAATAATAACTTAGCATAATGTACGGTATAAAAAATAAACAGTTAACTTCTAGCGGACAAGTAACTACAAAAGTTACTGCAGGTACTAATACACTTAGTGCTCCAGCTAGAGTTCTACAGTTAAGCATTAGATGTGGAGCTACTTTAGGAAGAGTAGACTTGATAGATAATGGTTCAGGTGGAACTGTTAAATATACTGTACCTACTCCTGCAATTGGAGCTGGTGAAGATGAAGTAATGACAATAAGTTTTCCTGATGATGGAATCAGATTTGAAACTGATTTATATTGTTTCTTCAATCAAGCTACACATGTAGAAGTTTTATATGGCTGATAAACAACCACGTAGAAATAAAAAGAATTTCCGCCCTACTGAAAAGGGGGCGGGAATGACTAAAGCTGGGGTCAAGAAATATAGAGCGATGAACCCTGGTTCTAAATTAAAAACAGCAGTTACAGGTAAAGTTAAAAAAGGATCTAAAGCTGCTAAAAGAAGAAAATCATATTGTGCAAGAAGTGCAGGTCAAATGAAACAATTTCCAAAAGCTGCGGCTAATCCTAACTCAAGATTACGTCAAGCTAGAAAAAGATGGAAATGTTAAGAATTTTATTGGTAATATCTATATTATTATTCTCTCAAAAAATTTATGGAGAAACAAACACCGTGTCTTCAACCGTGGTAACGAATTCGACACCGCCTACTGCAAGTGCACCAAGTGTTGTTGTTAACAATTCTGATATTTGTAAAGTAGCAACGTCAGGCGCCATACAAACCAATATATTTGGTTTGGCTACAGGTGTAGTAGTTGACGACGAGCTGTGTCAATTGCTCAAGCTCAGCAGGCAGATGTATGCGGCAGGCTTAAAAGTAGCGGCAGTGAGTATATTAGCACAAGACCCACGAGTTTTTGACAGTTTAGTGATGGCAGGAACACCACCTCCGTATATGGGTGCTATTGGTAGTGAAGCTTTAGAGAAATGGAAATCAAATCCAGATATGATACCAGAAGGTAGCATGGTATTTAAAGATGATGTTTTAAAAATTAATATAAATGAGGATGTAGATGATGGCGAATTCAAAAAGTTTTTATTTTTGGCTATGGCTATGTATATCGGTCTCCCTATCCTTTTCTAGTAAAGCACAAGTAGATTGCTCCACAACAACTGTCGGTTTATGTGACGAGGTTGTTGATCAAGTTATTATTGAAACAGTAACTGAAACAATTGAAATGAAACCCGATGGTATTCTAACTACCACAACCACCGAAAAAGATATTACAACCACCACCGTCGAAAACAAAGATAGCGGTGATATTCTTGATAGTGACAACGGATATGTAGCGACTTCGAAGGATGGTTCAATGGACTCAGACTGGGGTGGCCAAGGACCCGCTAGTATGCCTACAGGGACTTATTGCGGTGATTTAGGAACTGATAGATGCGCTGAAATTACAGGGTCTGGTAATAATACAAGCGCTATGGGTGTTGAAGGAATGGGAACCACCTTTATACAAACAGTTGATGTATCTGAACTCGATATAAAATATGGAGGTAGAACTAACTATTCTATCAAAGTTGATAAGCAAGATGCTCAAGATAGAATATATATGCATATTACAGGAAGAGACGGAACTACTGATGTATTTAGTGGTACTGATATTTTATCGGAGTCGGGTGTTAATAGTGGTTATCAAGTATACGAAAGTGGCTTTGATTTTTCAGGCACCATTACAAATTTAATTATAGAGGTAGGCGGACGTGATGTGAATTTAGCCGTGGGCCCAGTTTTTGATGACGTAAGCATTCGTGTGTTATACAACACTATTTCTACAATAGTGCAACAAACGATTACATCTGTAGAAATGTGGGTTGCTTACGGTGGTAGTACCGAAACAGAAGTTATAGATATTGTAGAAGATTTTTTTGATCATAATGATTTTGTAGAAAAACCAGGTGGTGAAATAGATATACAACCAATTGAAGAACCAGATACAGAAGTTTCTTACGAAATGGTTGAAATGGAAATGAAAATGGAGATGCCTGTCATGGAGGTAGAAATACCAGAGATGGAAATGGAAATGCCAGAAATAGAAGTGGCGAGTGTTGAGACAGAGATAGAAGCAGAGATGGAAATGGAAATGGAGATGCCTAAACCAGAGGTAAATGAGCCAGATCCACAACCAGAGGAGGTACAAAATGAACCTACTGAAGAAGATACTACAGAGCCTGAACCTAAAACGCAGGAGGAGCCTAAGCAGGAAGAAAGCGCACCAGAGGCTACTGAAAATGAAACTGAAGAAGTTGAGGCTGAGGAAGTAGAAGAAAAAGAAGAACCTAAAAAAGAAGAAAGTAAAAAAGAAGTGGCGGCGAAAAAAATATTAGAGAAGATGGGTGATAAAGGTAGATATGATTCAGCAAATCAGTTAAAAACATTAATTGTGATGCAAGTATTAGGTAATTCAAAATCATTCTTTGATTCACAAAAACAACTGAATGATATTGAAGGATTTTTTACAGATCAGTTTATTCCTGATGCTGAACTTACAACAAACAATATAGCACAATATTTCTTGTTTGCAGGAAGTGATGGGCTAATGAACGAAATGGTGATGCAACAGTGGCAGAATTAGAATTTGCGGGTTTAAAGTTTAAAGGCGGAAAGATAGTCGTTGTCTTAACAGCACTAGGTACATTGCTTGGTGGAGCATGGGGCGCGTTTGAATTTTATAAGGATTATCTAACGATGAAAGATACCATATCTCAATATGTCAGCCCTGACCTTTCAGGCTTTGATAAACGTATAGATTTAGTACAACAAGAAGTAGAAATGCTACAGAGTGAAATGAGTATGATTCTAGAAGAAGTTGGATTAGTGGCAGATGTAGCTAAAGAATTAAAAAACGATTTAAAAGGTGATGTGAGACGTATTGAAACAATTGTTGAGGATGTAGAGACAAGAGTAAAAGAAGATTCTAGATCAAATGAAAAAGACTTAAAATTAACGGTGGATGGTATTGAGTCCGATATGCAAAAATTAGAAAATGAATTAAATGAAGCCATGACAGAATTGCAAGAGAGCATTGATAAACAAATCAAACTAACTCTCGCTAATCCTTTATCTCAAATGAAGTAATGGTAGCTAAACTCCCAAATAACCAATACTTTACACCTATTAAAAAAAGAACTAGTATAGGTAATTCTTCACGCAGTAGGCCGAAGAATAAAAACAAAAGACGTCAACACGTTAAATATAGAGGTCAAGGTCATGGGTAAATTATGTGCTAGAGGAAAAGCTGCAGCTAAAAGAAAATATGATGTTTACCCATCAGCTTACGCTAACATGTATGCTTCTGCAGTTTGTTCTGGAAAAGTAAAATCAAAAGCTAATGGAGGAGCAATTGCTTCCAACAAACTTTCGCAAAAAAGAAAAAAGGTTTCTCATCTTAACAAGGGTGGTATTGCAAGAGGATGTGGAGGAGTCATGGAGAAAAAACGTAAAAGAACAGCAGTTACATAATGTCTTTAAGAGAATGGGTAAAAGAAAAATGGGTTGAAATAGGATCTCCAAAAAAAAATGGAAAGTATCAACCTTGCGGCAGAAAAAGTAGTAAGGGAAGTAAAAGAAAATATCCTAAATGTGTTCCTTTAGCAAAAGCTAGTAAAATGTCAGAAAATCAAAAACGTTCTGCTGTATCAAGAAAAAGAAAAGCAGGTAATCCTGGTGGTAAACCTACGAATGTAAAAACATTTGCAGCAACGGGAGGATTTATATCTAAAGAAAGAAGAGCAGGGGCAGCTGTAAGAGGCTTTAATTTTAAAGGTGTATTCTAAAAAAAAAATAATAAACGACGTTCGTAAATGGTCTGAACACTTTCTTGAAATACCTAATAAACATTTAGGTGGTTTTCCCGCATGTCCTTTTGCAAAGAAAACATGGCAGGATAATAAAGTTATTATTGAAGTAAAGAGAAAGAACAAATGGTATAAAACAGAACTTAACGCTCAATTAAAACAATTAGATTTTCATGTTTATGAGATATTGATATTTTGTGATCCATACTTTAATTATTCTCTAGAGGAATTTCAGGATATTATTGATGCATACAATAATTGGTATAATGAAAAGGATATATTTTTTATGGGTTTTCATCCCCTCAATCCAGCCAATGAAGAAGAACAAGAGTTTTTGGTTACTCCAAATGGGGAGACCCCACTTGTAGAGAGTGATCTTATGTA